GTGAATTAGGATTAACTCCGTCCAGCTATAAAAAAATGACAGGTGACAATCCGAGAAAAGAAAAAACAGGTGGGCTTGCGGAGGCGTTAAGGTCAATTGAATCAGGTTAAAGGGAAAAACTGGACGGATGTTATAAATTACGCTAATAGTATCAGGGAAGGGGAAAAGGTGGCGTGTAAAGAATTACAGCAAGCAGTAGAACGTTTTTTTCAAGACTTGGAAAATCCTGATTATTGGGTGGATTCAAAAGCTCCCGAGTTTTGTATTCAAATTATAGAAAAACTTTATGCCACCAGCAGGGGGAAAAATTGGACGGTACGCCGTTAAGAGGAACACAGTTTAAACTAGAGCCGTACCAAAAATTTATTATATACAATCTTGTGGGATTTAAGCTTGCCGGAACTGATATAGTTAAATATCATGAGGCGTTAATATTCATCCCTCGTAAAAATGGTAAGACGGGTTTAGCTGCTGCACTTGCATGGGCTTTATCTCTATGGTATAGACGGTCGGGAGCTAAAACTTATATTGCTTCTGCTGCCCTTATGCAATCCTTGGAAAGTTTTAATTTTTTGAAGTATAACATTGATAGGATGGGTGAGAACTCTAAAAATGGTGGTTCAGTAAAAATTATAGACAATAACAACGAGCATTCAATGGAATCATCTTTGCCGGACGGTTCTTTTTTTATCCGCGCACTGGCGGCAAATCCAGATACACAAGATTCATTGAACTGCAACATCGCTATAGTGGATGAATGCCATGCGTTTAAAAAGCCGAAACAATATAATCTTTTCAAAGAAGCTATGAAGGCATACACGAATAAACTTTTGATTGGTATTTCTACGGCAGGAGATAATGAGCAACTGTTTTTAGGGCAACGTTTAAAGTATTGTCGTAAGGTGTTGGATGGTACTGTGAAAGATGAGCAGTACTTCATATTTATGTGCTGTGCAAATGAAGATGAAAACGGAAATGTTGACTATATAAATCCGATAACTCATGAAATGGCAAACCCAGGATATGGGGTAACAATTCGCCCCGATGAGATATTAAACGATGCACTGCAAGCACAAAATGACCCACAGCAAAGAAAAGATTTTTATGCCAAGTCATTGAACGTGTACACTAATGCACTAAAAGCGTACTTTAACATTGATGAATTCCGAGCCAGCGACCAAAAATATAACTGGACGTTGGAGGAATTGTCAGGATTGCCAATTGACTGGTATGGAGGTGCAGATTTATCCAAACTGCACGACTTAACAGCAGCTTCCCTTTTCGGACATTACAAAGGTGTAGATATTATCATCACACATGCATTTTTTCCGATTGTGGCTGCACATGTGAAAGCGGATGAAGACAACATTCCTTTGTTTGGCTGGCAAGATGACGGACTTTTGACAATGTGCAACAGTCCAACGGTCAATCATGCTGATGTTGTAAGTTGGTTTATTGATATGAGAAAGCGTGGTTTCAAAATTCGACAGGTAGGGCATGACAGAAAGTTTTGCAGAGAATACTTTATTGGCATGAAGTCTGCCGGATTTAAAATCATAGACCAACCTCAATATTTTTATAAAAAATCAGAAGGTTTCCGATATATAGAACAGAGTGCTAAAAACGGCACTCTTTTTTATTTGCATTCAGAAGCTTTTGAATATTGTGTGGAAAATGTATCCGCCATAGAAAAAACAGATGACATGATTCAGTATGAGAAGGTACAGCCGGAGCAAAGAATAGATTTATTCGATGCTTCGGTTTTTGCGTGCGTACGCTATTTGGAAAATCTCGACAGAAGTCAAGCAGCTAAAAAGTGGTGGGGCGAGTAATCGCTCAAAGGGGGTGATAAAAAATTGAGCAAAAAGAAAGACAAACAAAAAAGAGCAAGGGCAGAGCCAAAAGGAAAAAGATCTGTTTCGTGGCTATGTTCAACGGATGCTTATGACACGCTTGTGTGCCAAGGTTACACAAGTCTATCACATAACCCTGAAATATGTACCGCAGTAGATACCATAGCAAAGTTAATTGCAAGTATGACAATACAGCTCATGGAAAATACAGAAGACGGGGATATTCGGGTAAAGAATGAATTGAGCAGGAAAATTGATATTAATCCTAACAGCAAAATGACCCGTTCAACCTTTATCCATTGGATAGTGAAAACAATGATTTTGGAAGGGAACGGAAACGCGGTTGTATATCCTGTCTTTAAGAGAGGTATTTTAAAAGATTTAAACCCTGTACCTGCTGCGATGGCTTCATTTATGCCTGATGGATTATGGGATTACTCAGTTTTGGTAAACGGAACAGAGTATGCACCTGACAGTGTGCTGCATTTTGTTTTGAATCCAGATAGCTACTACACATGGAAAGGTGCGGGGTACAAAGTAGCTTTATCAGAGGTTGCAAATAATTTAAAGCAAGCGGCGGCGACAGAGAAAGGTTTTATGTCTTCAAAATGGAAGCCGTCAATTATCGTAAAGGTTGATGCATTAACAGAAGAATTTGCAAACGCGGAAGGACGCAAGAAGCTTTTAAATGATTATATTGAAACAACAGAGGCGGGGGAGCCTTGGATGATTCCGGCAGACCAATTTCAAGTGGAACAGGTAAAACCCTTATCGTTATCAGACCTTGCATTGGCAGACTTTGTTGAACTGGATAAAAAAACGGTGGCGGCTATCTTAGGGGTGCCGCCTTTTGTCCTAGGAATTGGGGAGTTTAAACGTGATGCATGGAACAACTTTATCAATACAACAATTATGCCGATTGCCCGAGGGATAGAGCAGGAACTTACGAAGAAACTTTTGTATAACCCTGATTGGTTTTTTCGGTTCAATGCACGCAGCTTATATAACTACGACTTAAAAGACATGGCAGCAGTTGCAGACGACCAATTTGTTCGAGGAATTATGACAGGCAATGAGGTTCGGGACTGGATAGGACTGTCACCGATACCAGGACTAAATGAACTTGTTATTCTAGAAAACTATATCCCGCGTGGCATGATTGGAGATCAAAACAAATTGAATGGAGGTGACGATAAATGACATGTGAACGGACCGCTCTTGTACGTGACGGAAAATTTACCACACGTGCAGAGGACGGTAACTTGTATATTGAGGGGTATTTTGCGGTATTTGGCAGCGAATATCGCATGTGGGAAAATGCAATTGAAACAATTGACGAAGATGCTTTTAATGAAACAGTTGACGGTGATGTACGTGCGCTGGTGAATCACGATAGCACTTTGGTTCTTGGGAGGACTACAGCCGGAACCCTTACTTTAAGAGTTGACAGAACTGGACTATGGGGGAGCATCCTTATCAATCAATCAGACCAAGACGCGATGAACCTTTACGAAAGAGTAAAGCGTGGGGATGTAAGTCAATGCAGCTTTGGATTTGATATTTTAGACCAAAGTACAGAAGTAATGGAAAACGGAACAACAGTATGGAGATTAAAAAAAGTTGAGCTTTATGAAGTATCTGTTGTAACGTTTCCTGCCTATGAAGACACATCCGTTATAGCAAGAAAAAAAGATTATGAAGAACTACAGAAAAGAAAAAAAGAACTTTGGCAAAAAGAAATGATTCAACGCCTGAAAGGAGTAAACAATGGCACTTAAAATTTTGATGTTAAAAAGAAATATTGACTTTAAAAAAGCGGAGTTGGAAGAGCTTAGAAAAAAAGATGAAAGTTTTTCCGTCCGCGAAGCTGAACTGGAACAAGCAATTCAAGAAGCGCAAACGGAAGAAGAGCAAAATCTAGTAAGTGAAGAAGTAGAAAAGTTTGAAACTGAAAAACAAGAACACGAAGAATCGAAATCTAAACTAGAAAACGAAATTGAAGATTTGGAAGCAAATTTAGAAGCAGAAGAGTCTAAGACCCCAGATAGTAGGGAAATGAAAAAAGATAAAAAAGAAAGGGCTGATAATAAAATGCAGACAAGAACAAAATTTTTCGGTTTAAGCTCACAAGAGCAAAGAGAGTTTGTAGCACGCGAAGATGTAAAGGCTTTTTTGGAGAGAGCAAGAGAAATGGGCAGAGAACAGCTTTCTGGTATCTCCCAAAAGAGGGGCGTAACAGGTGCGGATTTGACAATTCCAACTGTAGTGCTTGACTTACTACGTCAAAATATTATGGATTACTCCAAGCTAACCAGAAGAGTAAGATTAAGAGCAGTAAACGGTAAGGCACGCCAAACAGTAATGGGTGCGATTCCGGAGGCGATTTGGACAGAGGCTTGTGCAAAACTAAATGAGTTAGATTTTAGCTTTAACCAAGTAGAAGTTGACGGCTACAAAGTCGGCGGTGTTGTATATATCTGCCAAGCAACTTTGGAAGATAGCGACTTGAACCTCGCCTATGAAATTATGGAAGGCATGGGCGCATCAATCGGTATTTCTGTAGATAAAGCTATTTTGTACGGTACAGGTGTAAAAATGCCTTTAGGTATCGCAACAAGACTTGCGCAAACATCTGAGCCGGACAACTACCCAGCAACCGCAAGACCTTGGCAAAATCTAAAATCCAGCAACATGAAACAAATTTCAAGCAAGCACGGAGTTGAGTTGTTTCAAGAAATTGCAAGAGCTTCAAAAGCTGCAAAAGGTAAGTACAGCCGAGGTGTAAAGTTTTGGGCAATGAATGAATCCACTTATACAGATTTGTTGGTGGAAGCTATGACTTTTAATGCAAACGGTGCAATCGTATCGTCTCAAAATGGAACAATGCCTGTAATTGGTGGTGATATTGACGTACTTCCTGATGAGGTTATTTCTGACGGAAACATTGTTGGGGGTTATGGCGACCTGTACTTATTGGCAGAAAGAAGCGGTTCTGAATTTGCACGTTCTGACGAATATCGCTTTGCAGAAGACCAAGCTGCGTTTAAAGGTTCTGCACGCTATGACGGTACGCCTGTGATTGCAGAAGGTTTTGTGGCTATCGGCATTGATGTAACCCCGGCAACTGATGCAACATTTTTGGGCGATACTGCAAATGACACAACTCTTGCAGCGTTAACGGTAGGGGCTGAAAACCTATCACCTTCTTTTGCGCCTGAAACATTAACATATGCAATTACGGCTTCCGCTGCTAGTGATGCTATCACTGCGAACCCAACACAAGCAAAAGCAAAAGTAATGCTTGCATATGATGGCAAAAATTATCCAAATGGTTCAACAATCAAATGGAAAGCTGATTCTAATGCTCATCCACTAACAATTACGGTTCAAAATGGTGTAAGTGAGCGTACATACACAGTAAACGTTACTAAATCCGCATAAGCGCCCGAAAGGGGTTAGGGTATGAGCGAACAAGATATTTTAAAAATATTAAAAATTGATTTGCAGGTTTCAGTAAACGCACTGGATGAGTACTTGCTTTTTCTTATCTCATCAGCAAAAGAACTTATTTTGAAAGAGGGGATTACTCTGACAACTTCACAAGATGACGCTTTACTGGTGGAGATGTATGCGGCATATCTGTATAGAAAGAGAAAAGAGCAACAGAATGAAATGCCACGCATGCTGCGTTGGGCTTTGAATAACCGTCTCTTTTCAGAAAAGGGTGCTGTAAATGGATGAATTGATTTTACTTGTAAAAGAAACATATTCAAAAGATGATATTGGACAAATGGTTCCACAAAGAACTGAACGTGCCGTATGGGCAACATTGAAATCTGTTACCCGTGCGGAGTGGTCTAATGCTGGTGAGATGGGCATGAAGCCACAGCTTGTGGCAATAACTCCACATGTAAACTATGAGGGGGAAACAACAGTCATTATTGGAGCTGATACACCAATAGAATTTTCAGTGTACAGAACCTTTCACAACACAGTGGATGACACAATGGAACTGTATCTGGAAAGAAAGGTGGGGAATGATGGCTAAAGTACGACCGGAAGACCTTGCCGGAGAAATAATATCTACTCTGCAAGATTATGTGCATACAACTATCGATGGAGTAAAAGAAAGCGTTGAGGAAGTAAGTAAAGAGTGTCTATCTGAAATAAAAAGAGACTCTCCTGTGGATACAGGAGAATATAAAAAAGGGTGGCGAAAAAAAACTACATATGAGAGTGGGACGGAACTGGTAATTACAGTACATAATAAAACATCTTATAGGTTAGCTCATCTTTTAGAAAATGGCCATGCAAAAGTGGATGGAGGAAGGGTTGAGGGAAAGCCCCATATAGAACCGGCTGCAAAACGGGCAGAGAATAAATTACTAAAAAAAATAAAAACGAAGGTGAAAGCATGACACTTGCTGAACTGAAAACGATATTGGAGGCAACGGGAATCCCTGTTGCCTATCGTTTTTTTACGGAAAGACAAGCTCCTCCTTTTATTTGCTACTACGTCTATGACACAGATAATGTCGGAGCAGACGGCGGTGTGTACTACGAAGTATCAAATACGCGGATAGAGCTTTATACAGAATTGAAAAATCAACAATTGGAAAGGGCAGTTGAAACTGCATTGACAGGATTTTTCTACAACAAATCTGAAACTTATATCAATAGCGAAAAAGTTTATCAAATTATTTATGAAATTGAGGTGTAACAATGGCAAAGAAAAATAAAGTGCACTACGACCTTATTGATGTGCACTATGCAAAACTAGAACTACAAGAGGACGGAACACCTGTATATGGTGCGCCTAAAAAACTACCTGGCTCTGTAAGCATTGAAATTTCCGCAGAAGGCGAACAAATCGTTCAGCGTGCAGACGGTATTGACTACTATGTAACTACATCAAATAACGGTTACACCGGCACGTTAAGCATTTTAGATACTCCATCCGACTTTAAGGTGGATTGTCTTGGTGAGTACATAGACGAAGTAACAGGAATGCAGGTAGAGAATGCTGATGCCCAACAGAATCTTTTTGCTTTGCTTTTTGGTTTTAAGGGAGATGTTTTTAATAGAAGACATGTTTTTTATAACTGCTCTGCTTCCCGTCCTGGTATCGCGGGGGAGAACAAAGAAAATCAGAGAGAACCAGACATGGACGAAATGGAATTTAAATCCTCTCCTCTATATGACGGTACAGTAAAAAGCGTTGCAAATGAAAAAACTCCGGTAGAGACATATAACACTTGGTACGACCAAGTAATTTTGCCGGGACAAGCTCCAACTCCAAATGCAGAGCTTGCTTCTTTAACTATCAGTGGTCTGGAGCTTACTCCGGACTTTAGTCCCAATGTACTGGAGTATACTGCTGAAACAACCGATAGCAGCAATGTCATTACCGCAGAGGCAGTGAGAGCAAGCACAACAGTAGAAATCACAAACGGGGCAAATCCAGTGAAAAACGGTGCATCTGCAATTTGGACAAGCGGAGAAAACACAGTGACAATAAAAACTACCAACTCCACACAAAATAAAACATATACAATAACTGTCACAAAATCGTAAGAGGTAAGAAATGATTAAAACATTAAATATTGATGGTAAAGAGGTAAAATTTAAAGCAACAGCTGCAATTCCTCGACTATACCGAATGAAATTCAATCGAGATATTTTAAAAGATATTGCCCAGCTCAATAATTCATTTTCTAAGGCTGTGACCGAATCTGAACAGCTTTCAGTAATTGACCTTGAGATTTTTGAAAACGCTGCATATATTATGGCAAAACATGCAAGCCCTGCAACTGTTCCAAATAATATTGAAGATTGGCTGGATAACTTTAAAACATTTTCTATCTTTGAAATTTTGCCGGAGATTCTTATGCTTTGGGCTGAAAACGAAGAAACGCAAGTGGAAAGTAAAAAAAAATTAAGCCAAGTTGCAGGGAAATGACAACACCTCTTTTCATGTTGAGATGCTATCAGATGAATATCCCTGCGAAAGAACTTGAACTTTATACTATGGGATTTATCTATGATATGTTTACAGAGAGGTCAAATGATGACTATGACTATCCAATAAAAGCAACGCAAGAGGATTTTGATAACTTTTGAGATTAGCACTTGTCGCAAGACAGGTGCTTTTCTTTTTTAAGGGGGGATTTTATGGCAGATAGAATAAAGGGAATCACGGTTGAAATTGGTGGGGATACCACAGGGCTTTCAAAAGCTTTGTCGGGAGTAAACAAAGAGATTAATTCAACTCAAAGTCAACTCCGTCAAGTTGAAAGGCTTTTAAAGCTAGACCCAACAAATACAGAACTTTTACAACAAAAACAGCGTTTACTTGCTCAATCAGTAGAGGAAACAAAAACAAAGTTAAATGCGTTAAAACAAGCAGAATCGCAGGCGCAGCAAATGTTTAAGCAGGGGCAAGTTTCTGTTGAACAGTACGAAAAACTGCAAAGAGAAATTATTTCGACGGAAGAAAGCTTGAAAAGCCTAGAAAAACAAGCGAAAAACAGTAATACAACCATGTCAAAAATATCCGCGACGGCCGATAAAATAGGCAGTGGAGCGAGCAAGGTTTCCTCCGCAATGATGCCGGTGACAAAAGCCATAGGAGGATTGGGTGTTGCAGTTGCCGCGACTGTACCAGCAACAGAAGAGTTGCGCAGTGATTTGTCAAAGTTGGATGTAAACGCCCAGCAAAGTGCAGTTTCGATTGATGTGGCAAGGGAAGCATATAGGGCTTTTGCGGTTGCTTCCGATGAAGTAGACAGTTCTGTGGAAGCAACGTCAAACCTGTTGCAAGCAGGATTTACAGAAAGTAATCTTCAAATTGCGGTTGAAGGCTTAACTGGAGCATATCTGCGGTTTCCTGATACCTTAAAAATTGAAAGTTTAGCAGATAGCTTGCAAGAAACGCTTGCGACCGGTCAAGCTACAGGTCAATTTGGAGAGTTGTTAGACAGGCTAGGGATTGGGGCCGCAAATTTTTCAGAAGAATTAGCAAACATGGGGACAGAAGCGGAAAAGCAAAATTACGTTTTAGAAACTTTAGCACAAGCGGGTTTAAATGATACATACGAAGCATGGATACAAAACAACAAAGCACTCACGGAGAATAAGGACGCAAATATGCGACTGCAAGAATCTTTAGCCGAGTTAGCGAACACCGTTCAACCGGTAATCACAGCAGTTGTGAATAAATTAGCTGACCTTTTAAACTGGTTTAACAATTTAAGTCCAGAAGCCAAAACGTTAGTTGCAATCATAGCTGGATTGGTTGCTGCAATTGGCCCTGTGGCCGGCCTTATTGTAAAAATATCGGGAGCTATAAAAGTACTTCAACCGATAATGCAATCATTAAACGCAACAATGGCTGCAAATCCTATTCTAGCAATTGTTGCAGCAATTACCGCTTTAGTAGCTGCTTTTATGTATTTATGGCAAAACTGTGAATCATTCCGCCAATTTTGGATTAATTTATGGGAAAACATAAAACAAGTTTTTACAAACGTATGGAACGCAATTGTTGGATTTTTTACGGAAACAATACCCAATGCGTGGCAAACCGTAGTTGATATGTTTAATACTGCCGTAGACTGGTGGAACGGATTATGGCAAGGTGTAGGAGACTTTTTCAAAGGAATTTGGGACGGAATTTGCAGCTTTTTTACAGAGACGATTCCTAACGCGTGGAATCAAGTGAAATCCATGTTTGACCGTGTAGGACAGTGGTGGAATAACTTGTGGCAAGGAGTATCTAACACGTTTAAACGTATTTGGGATGGATTTGTAGACATTGCAAAAGCTCCAATAAACGGCATTATTTGGCTGATAAACAAAGCAATTGATGGAATCAACTGGATTATAGACGGCATCAATAGTATTGGGTTTGATGTCCCTGACTGGCTGGGTGGGGGACATGTAGGATTTCAAATTGGAAAAATTAATAATTTACCATACCTTGCTAAAGGCGGAACGTTATCCTCTGGCAGCGCGATTGTAGGCGAAAAAGGCCCTGAACTTTTGACTATGCTTGACGGTGGAAAGGCAAGGGTAACACCTCTTACCAACAGCCAAAAACAGCAAGGTTCTTTCTTGACTGGAGGAATCACAATCAATATTGATTCTTTTACTAATAATGATACAACTAAAGATGTAAAACAACTTACTGCATATATCATGGATGAAATTAACATGGCAGCACAAAGAAAGGCGGCGGTTTTTTCATGATGAATTTTTTTGTGTATGACGGAAAAAATAGCCAAGATTTGGGACTGCTTATAAGCGGAGAAAAAACCTATAATTCACCGTCTAGGGATGTAACCACGGTTTCGATTCCAGGGAGAAGCGGGGATTTAATCATTGATAACAGGCGATATAACAATGTAGAAATTTCATATACTGTGAGTTTTAGAAAAGATGTACCTGAAAAAACAAGAGCTTTAAAAGCATGGCTGCTGTCTAATGCAGGGTACAGGCGTTTAGAGGACACCTATCAACCTGAATACTTTAGACTAGCGGCCATTTCTAATGCCACGGCATTTGAAATCAGCATTAACCGCTATGGTACAGCAGAACTAATTTTCAATTGCAATCCCTTTCTTTTCTCAAAAGGTGGGGAGCAAACTGTGTCAATCCCAGCATCGGGCGGAAGAATTTACAATCCTGAATACTTTGAAAGTCAGCCTATCATCACCGTGTATGGAAATGGTAACGGTGTACTGTCTGTAAACAACATAAATTATAACTTATCAGATATAGACGGATATGTCACCATAAACAGCGATGTGGGGCTAGTGTACAAAGGGACGGAAAACAAAAATAGCACAGTGAATTTTATTGAGTTTCCAACCCTGCAAGTCGGTGAAAATATCATTGACTGGACAGGCGGTATAACCAAAGTAGAAATTATCCCAAGGTGGTGTACGCTATGATACCGATACTTTATGATGCAAAAGAAACTAACTTCAACAATAACGGATTAGGTATGCTTTCCGACTGTACATACTGCACAATAACAGAAGAGAGAAACGGAAGCTTTGAGCTTGAACTGCGCTATCCGATAGAAGGACAACTTTATGAGAGTATAAAGTACGACAGTATTATAAAAGCCATGCCAAACGAGCTTTCAAGCTTACAACTTTTTAGAGTGTATTATAACTCGAAGCCGATTAACGGGCTGGTTACTTTTAAAGCTGAACACATATCTTATCAGCTTAATAAAATACCTGTATCTCCTTTTACAGCTAACAGTATAACAGAGGCATTTACACAATTGAAAGCAAAAAGCGCAATTGGAAATCCTTTTGAGATGTGGACAGATGTAACAAAAAACGGAACAATGACCGTTGCAGTTCCATCTTCTTTTCGTTCTCTACTAGGAGGAGTTTCCGGCTCCGTACTGGATGTATACGGCGGTGAGTATGAGTGGGATAATTACACTGTAAAGCTACATGCACAGCGTGGACAAGATCGAGGGGTAAAAATCCTTTATGGAAAAAATTTAAAAGATGTTACACAAGAAGAAAATATTTCGAATACTTTGACAGGAATATATCCGTACTACAAAGCAGACGAAAGCACGATTTTAGAACTACCTGAAAAAGTAGTACAGATACAGTCAACATATGCTTACCCAAGAATCGCACCGGTAGACCTTAGCAGTAGCTTTGAATCTGGCACGACTGTGACGGTGGACATGCTACGAGAAGCCGCCAATAACTACATAAAAAATAACGATATTGCAAGGCCGACTATTTCACTGCAAGTGCAGTTTGAGCCTCTTTGGCAAACGGAAGGGTATGAAGATATAGCAGGACTTGAACGTGTCGGACTATGTGACACAGTAGAAGTTGAGTTTTATAAGTTAGGTGTAAGTGCAAAAGCAAAGGTCGTGAAAACAGTTTTTGATGTACTGAAAGAAAAGTACGAAAGCATAGAGATAGGCGATGCCAGAACAAATATTGCAGATACAATTGTACAGCAACAACAAGAAATTGATAACGCTCCGTCAATGTCTACATTGGAACAGGCAATCGCTGCCGCTACAAACGCAATCACCGGAAATAGTGGTGGATATGTGGTACTTCGACCTGCTAAAAATCCACAAGAAATATTGATTATGGACACACCTGATATAAATACGTCCAAAAAGGTATGGCGGTGGAACTCCGGCGGGCTAGGGTATAGTAGTAACGGATATAACGGGCCTTTCGCATTAGCCATGACAAATGACGGTCAGATAGTCGCAAACCGAATTACATCAGGAATTTTAAATGCAAATATTATCCAAGCCGGAGTTATCCGCTCATCCGACAGTAATGTCTACTTTGATTTAGATAGTGGAGTTTTAGCTGCTTCACGTCTTACAGGTGCAGCAAACTTAGGAAACTCGTATCTTGATTTAAAAACAGGACAGTATGGAAATATCGCTTTCAATTTTGTATCTGGAGGGAATGTGGGGTTAAGTATTACAGCAGGAAATGGCTTTTTTAACCTAAGCCCCCACTATCAGCCGAATAACCCATCTGGAGTTTTTATCTCGGCATCAGATGACGGGATAACACTTTCTCACAGCGTAGTAGGTAAACCTCTTATACAAGTATTTCTAAGAGATGGATACATGGATATAACAGGAACAGGCATAAGAGTAAACGGAAGAAAAGTGGTGACAGAATGATAGCAAACAATTTAGTATTAAACGCTAATAACAAAAATGTAAAAACATTAATTCATGCAGTACAAGGGGAAAATGGCTCTAGGATTTTTGATTTTACAGTCATAGGTACTGATGGCGAAATTTTAAGTCTTGCCGATTGTGAAGCCAACTTTTACGTGAGTAAAAATGACGGAACTGTATCTATGCTTCCCACTGTAATATCTGAAAACAGTGTACAAGTAACTCTTACACAGCAAGCGTGCGCAGTATCTGGCGACAATGACTGCTGGCTACAAATCATAAAATCGAATCAAACAGCAGAGCTAAGAGTTGACAATCTCGTCTTGAGAATACAGAAATGCAGTTTTGACGGTGCAGTTGAAAGCAGCAACGAATTTGTGACACTTACACAAAAAATCGTAGAAGCTAACGAAGCGATAAAAAACGCAAATCAAGCAGCAGACGATGTAAGGCAAGACGGAGCACAAGCAATACAAGAAATCAAACAAAATTTTAATACCGCTATGACAGGCTTTAACCAAGAAATAGACACAGCAGTCAAGAAGGCAGAAGATGCGGCGGGAGCTGCGGAAGAAACAGCAGAGCAGGCAGCTATAGACACTATCAATACGCAGAAAAATCATCCAAACGGTATCGCAGGACTGGACGGCAGCGGTAAATTAATACAAATGCCGACCGCAGCCGATGTAGGCGCAGTGCCTACAAGCCGAACGATAAACGGAAAGGTGTTAACAGGCAATATCACAATTACAGCGGCGGACATCGGAACCGGTGCAATCTTTTTGGCGTCGCATCCTGTGGGCAGTCTGTTTGAAACAACGGTTTCCACAAACCCCGGCACACTTTATGGTGGCACATGGGCAGCGTGGGGAGGCGGTCGCGTCCCTGTAGGGGTAAATACCGCTGACAGCGACTTTAATACAGTAGAAAAAACAGGCGGCAAGAAAACCGAAAGACACGAATTCAAGATTGGATATAAAGGTTACTACGGTACTGCTGTGGGTTCTGACGATAATATGATACAAGCATATAAATACTCTACATCAAGTTATGGTACCTATGCGTATGAAGGTAGTACACAGGCAAGCGTAAACGCAGGGATTCAGGCATCGACAAACACTCGTGATGTAGCACAGGCTTCGTCAACAGGCGATACGAGCGAGACTAGCATTGTACAGCCATACATTACGTGTTACATATGGAAAAGAACAACATAAGGAGGAAAGAACATGGCACTGGAAAAAGAGCTTATCAATGGAAAAGGTGTGAAAACCACATATCATCGTATAGATAGTATCTCTATGGTAGACGGTATTGAAGTAACGGTAAAAAGTTATACAGATGAAAGTTACAGGCAGCAGGAAAAAGAAAGAGAAGCACTTATCAAGCGGCAGGAGGAAGTTAAAGAGCAGCTGGAAGCGGAAATGGCAAAAACGGGAGAAGAGTACAGCAAAGAAAAAGTAATTGCGTTGACAGAAGAAAATAACGAGATTGGTTTTCCTGTTCCTCTTGATTTATCCATTTTTGTATATACCTTTCAATATCCTCTCGATAAAGAAACAGCAGTCAGTTATGAATCTATGTATGAAAAGTTAAAGCAAGAGCCTATGTTTGAAGGTGCGATAGATGTAGCAGAGGAAGGAGAATAAAAATGTCAAACAGTAACTTAGTAACATATACAAAATTATCACCAAATATGAACGCACCAAGAAACCAACCGATTTCAAAAATCACCATTCATCATATGGCCGGCAATCTCACTGTAGAGCAGTGCGGTGAGCTTTTTGCAAGCGCAAGCAGGGAAGCAAGCGCGAACTACGGCATTGACAGCAACGGAAACGTGGGGCTGTACGTAGATGAAGCCAATCGCTCTTGGGCAAGTGCTTCACCGTGGAATGATAATCGGGCGGTCACAATAGAGGTAGCAAACGATGAAATTGGCGGCGGTTGGCATGTAAGTGATGTAGCTTTTAACAAGCTTATTGACCTATGTGTAGACATCTGCCAAAGAAATAATTTCCGCTTGTCTTTTGACGGTACACAAAATGGCAGCTTAACAATGCATAAAATGTTTACAGCTACAGCATGTCCCGGTCCGTATCTTGAAGGGCGCTTTCCTGAAATCGTAGAGCTTGTAAATGCTCGCTTAGACGGTGGACAAGCAACACCTGTACCACAACCGCCAGCTCAAACCGCAGAAATCAACGCATACTATCGAGTACGTACACAGGCGCATGGCTGGCTTCCAGAGGTGAAAAACAATGATGACTTTGCTGGCTTTCAAGGCTCACCGATAACTGATGTTGCAATCAGAGTCGATAAAGGCAGTGTAAAGTACCGTGTACACGTACTAGGTGAGGGTTGGCTTCCATACGTGACAGGCTGCAACATCAACGACTACCAAAATGGATTTGCGGGCGAAGGAAAAGTAATAGATGCTGTTGAAATTTACTTTTTCACCCCTGATGACATCAGACCATACAGAAAAGCAAAATACCGTGTCAATGGCTACTCATGGCAGTATGACAATGAGAAAGGTCAAGGACAAGACGGATATGCGGGCGTGTTGGGCGTACCTATCACAGAGCTTAGACTGTGTATTGAGTAAGAGGTAGTTATGAGCGTAAATCTGGACATTATTTTATACATATGCGGAGTTATAACCTCGACATCAGCAGCGGTGGCAATCGTCATCAAGCTGATAAACAGAAAGATAACTCGAACTATCGAGAAAAACTCAACAATTCGCAACATTAACGCTGCTCTTGTGTCACAAATACGCTATCAGATAGATACCGCTTTAAGGAGAGCAAAAGCAGAAGGACACGTCAGCAACTACGAGATGGCTGCGTTAGAATCGCTTTTTGAAGCATATAAGGCTATGGGCGGCAATGGCTTCGTTGAAAGCGAAATGGAAGAAATCCGAAAGATTAATCAAAATGGAGGGAAATGACATGGATTTTTTAGAATACATCAAACCTGAATTGCTTATTTTGGTACCGGTTTTGTATGTAATCGGTATGGCTATCAAGAAAACAGCCTTGATTGCTGATAAGCTAATACCGCTTGCGGTAGGTGCGGCGGGTATCTTACTATCTATCATCTATGTACTGGCTACCAGCGACTTAGGTAGTCCGCAAGCTGTAGCTATGGCTATCTTTACAGCATTAACACAGGGCGTACTGGTAAGCGGTGCAAGCGTGTATGCAAATCAGATTTTTAAGCAGTTTAAAGGCGATAGCTCAAAAGATAGTGATACAGACACAGAACAAAAATAAGTAAAGTCTTGAAAAAAGCAGACATTTCGGTTATACTAATAATGAGATATCAGTAGGACGGGTTAACCGACTGCTAAAGTCCTCTCTTGCTTAGTGCAGGGGAGGATTTTTTTATTTTTACTGTAAAATATCTTTTGTTCGTATCGTTCGCATATCTTAGTGTATCATAATTAATACAAAAATAAAGTTAAGACCATTAATACCTTTGTATGCCAATATTGACATAATGTGACACATAGTGTACTATAAAATATACATTTTGCGAATAATTTTTTTAAAAGTGCACTTTAAAACTACAAATTTTTGTTGCAAAAATTACCTATATGTAATAAAATATGTATACAAGAGGTATCAAATGGGAAAACTAAATGAGATGGAAAAGTTAAAAAACTTAATTCATGGCGTTCGATATCATCCGCTATTGCTCGATGAGATAAAAGATTTAGTATTTGGTACAGGTCATGAAAAAGAGTTTTTTAGCTCCTTGCAATCTCAATTAACATTTGTAAAAACACTGGGTTATAGTGCTGTTTGTATGAAGCAAATCGAAAAGTTAAAAAATTCATCAGATTTATATTCCATGCATTTAGAATCTAAAAATTTTAACTACAGGATACTCTTTTCGTTTATGGAAAATGGTGAAACTTTGTTACATCTTTTCTATGAGAGACAAGGTAAGAGGCATACAGATTATTCGAGGCATACTCCTATAGCGCAAATCAGGCTTCAGGAATTAAAGGAGGAATTGGAATGAAACATTTATCTCAACCAATCGAAACGTTATATGATGAGTTTTTACCTTATGTTTCTTCAGCGGAAATTAATGCAATTAGGATAAAAGCTGTTGTTGCAGCTGTGATATTAAAAAAACGTATTAGCCTTGGGATGAACCAAAAAGAATTTGCTAGCTATATGGGAGTTTCACAAGGAATGATTTCTAAGTGGGAAAGTGGAAATTATAATTTCACTATAGATAGTCTTTGCGAAATATCTGAAAAAATTGATTTGGATTTTGATATATCTCTTGAAAAAAATAAGCAAATAATTGATTTTCCATCAAAACAGGAACAATGGGCGTATCAAGAGGATACAGCTTGTGTTTTTATATGCGACCTGAAAGTAGTTTGATGAATAGGTTGGAGGCAAACAGTGGATATTACACAGATTAAAGCACAGTTTCAATTTAGAGCAAATACAATAAGAAGCGTTTCCTTAACAAACAATTTTGTTACTTTAAATGGTCATGAAAATTTGAAACGGTCTATGGACACAGAATATGAAATAATAGAAATAGAAGAATTGGACAATGAAATTCAAGGAGTATTAACGTTAAAAGTACTTGCGCGCGTCACAGGGAATAATGATAAAAAATTTGAAATTTCTATATTATTAGAAGGTTTTTTTGTCGGGGAAAATATGGATATAGAGAATTTTACTAAAATGTTAGTGACAAATGGAAGCGCAGCTTTGTACTCTATAGCGCGCGCACAGATACTCTCCTTGTCGTCACAGTCTTTAGCAGGCGGGGAATTCATTCTACCGATGGTAAACTTCTTTAAAGCTAAAGATTTGAAAGTCAAAGAAAAACAATCCGAACAAAAATAAAGGGTAGCGGTTTAACCGTTACCCTCTTTTTTATGCAAAAAGAAAAGCGGTGGCAAGCCCGCTTTCGTCTCAATCTTCTTTCTTTTGCTCTTTCAGTAAGTCGTTTACCTTTTCTTTCGCTTCGTCTAAATCCTTACAACCGTCTAAAATCATAGAAACCATTTTTAAAATTTTATCAAATTGTTTATCTGTCATCTCTTCCATGTGTACCGCCTTTCCGATATTTGTAAGACCTTGCCTTCTTACTATATCTAGTATACTATACGTACGTAATAAAGTCAAGTGTTTTTAGAGATTTTTTCTTCGATTGCTGATAAAATAAAAGCCCTAACAGACAAGCCTTCTTTTTCAGCTGCTTTTACGATTACTTCGTCGTAGTATTCTCGCTTCACATCGAGCGGAATTCTTTTTAGATTCTTTTTTGCGTACTCAATACTGTACTGTCCCTGTTTTTCTGTGTAAGCCATTTTAAACCTCCTTTTCTTTATTATATCATCTTCATATTAATACGTACATAATAAAAATGCACATATCTACGTACGTATATTTGTTTACTTTGCCTATTGATAATTACGTACGTATAATATATAATATAGATACAGTAAAGATAAGAAACACGAAAACAAAGGAGATATTAAAAATGAACGTACAAGAAATTGCAAGAGAGATTAGAAACAGCGAGACATGGGATGACGAACTTCTAAAACAACTTTGTGAAGAAGCTGATATGTTGGAAGAGTACGAATCAGCAGACGGAGAAACCTTTGAAAGCGTAGTATATAAAGCAGCTGATATTTTAAATGTAGAAATCTAAAAAAATACTTTGAATTTACAAAAACTTACAGTATAATGAAAAGAAAAGGGGTAAACAAAATGAAAAAATATGAGGTAAGATTTGACGGTGGAGAATCCAGAAGCACATACAACGGAGAGATTATCGGCGTAGATTATATGCTTGTAGAAGTGCCGATCCTAGAGAACGAAGATGAAAACATCGAGTTGTACGCAGAACTTCCGGCAGATGACGAAAAAAATTACGATGAATTAAAAGCTGAAATTTTAAGACAAGCTAAAGAACACGGCTATACAGAAGAAAATTTTACATTTTGGTATGACTAATAAAAAAGAGCAGCGACAAAAAATGCTGCTTTTCTTTATGTAAAAAGCACATTTACTTTTTGTTTTGTACGTGGTACTATATAGGCATACAAGAGTGAAGTACTTGTATATCTACATGTAAATTTTTATTCTTCCCTGCGTCAGCAGGGGTGTCCTTATACTTATACTATCTTCCTTTCCTGAGATGTTTTAGTAATAGGGCAAACTCCCCGCACTAGCGGGGCTACAGCTGTTCAGCTTTCGGGCTGGGCAGCTTCTTTTTTATGATAAAAAGCAAGAGTTTAAATATGATTATAAAGTGATGTTTTTATATCATGCAACACAAAATGCAACATGAATCATGAAAAAACGCGTATTTATGCCGTTTTTAAGCAATAGCTTACGGGTTCAAGTCCTGTCACCCGTACCAACGTAAAAACCGCGTAACTAGGTCAAATGGCTTGGTTACGCGGTTTTCTTTGTGTTATATTTGGTTCAAAAATCTTAAAAAATAGACAAAAAACCTGTAAAAATGCAACACATGCAACACGAAATGCAACACGGATTTTAGTTTGCATATTTACAGTTCTGAAAAGTATTCTAAAACAATTTTATCATTTTTTGTCTTTTGGTCGTCTAGTGCATGGGTGTAAATTTTTTGGAGTGTTTCTCGTGACTTCCAACCTCCACGCTCCATAATGTATATATCTGGGACATTTAACGCATGCATTATGGAAGCGGAGTAATGCCGCAGCTTGTGAATTCCAAACTTTTCGGTGGTGACTTTATCTCTCAATTCCGCGAAAGCATCAGTGATTGAGTTTGGAGTAAGATTTACAACTCTTTCGCCTTCTTGTAGTCCTTCTCTCAACATTTTCATAGTTTCTGGTGGAAAATCTATAGTACGTGTACTTTCTTCGGTTTTAGGCGGCTTCACAACCCACTTTCCATCAGAATCTTTTACCATAGCTTTATCCACTTTTACGGAGTTTCCCACAAGGTCGCTTTCAAGTAAGGCGCTTATTTCTGACCGTCTTAGTGTACCGATGGAGGCTAAAATAATAGCTTTTAGAAGGTCGGGATTTGTGCATGCGTCCATCAAAGATTTTATCATTTTATCATCAGGGACGTAGACTTTTTTCTTTATCTTTTGTGGTAACGTTGTGCTTACCTTAAAATTTGGCAAAAACATTGATAAGACAGATACCAAAAGCCCATGCATATTGTGAACTGTTTTGGGTGAGTAGAGCCCTGCCGCACGATTGACAGCGATTTGAATATTTTCTTGAGTTATTTTTTGTATAGGAAGCGGCATAAGCTCAGGAAAATCATGTTTTTGTTGTCGTTTGTACTCTCTAAGGGTTGACGGACTTAAAACGTTATTTTTACTTTCGATATATCTTGTATACCCGTCGTATAAGGTGATAGAGTGAGTGCTTGACCTCATTTTTTTATTCAAGCTATAGTCAGCGGCCAAAAACTCTGCTTCCTTTTTCGTTTCTGCTGTAAATGATTTATATTTTCGTTTGCCGTTACTGTCTGTATAGTCATATACTAAAGCCCTCCACTTACCAGACGGCAATTTCTTAGCCTTTGCCATTGTTGTACCTCCTAAAAAAGGGCGCAAAAAAGCAGCCCCTTGATTTTTACAGGCTGCAATGGTACAATATTTTTGGTATTAACTACTGTACTATGTAGCCCTAGGGTTATATAGTCAACGTCTCTATCCTGTTGGCGCAGGGTAGGGGCGTTTTTTTATTTTAATTATTATTTCTAGAATCCGGTGACATCTACAATTTTATAGCTTGTAAAATCGTCATCTGTAACCATCGCTTTAAACTCCCACGTTCCTCCTGGCTCCAAGTTATTAACGTTAGCTAGTGTGGAACCTGCCTGAGATTCCCCTTTGTACAAATTGATGCTGACTTGCACATAAGAATAAGTTTTATCAGTGTTATTTTTAATTTTGCCAACAACATAAGATAAATATCCATCTTGTACGACACTATGTTCTAACACTTCTAAATCTTCCTTTTTTTCTTTTTGTTCTGTCTGTGCTGTTCCTGTTCCATCTGTTGCAGTTTGAGCAGTCTCACTTACTCCACACCCAGCAAATACTGCCGCTGTTGCGAGCAGCCCAACAAGTAAAATTAAAGTTTTCTTTTTCATTTCCTTTTCCTCCAATGATTGACATTATTTGCCGATTTAGTATAATATTTTTGGAGTGATGACATGCACTTCCATTCAAACCGTTCACTATGGCAGTAGTGAGCGGTTATTCTATTTTATGAAGATATGCAGTAGCTTTTCCTAAAATAGAAACCATGTTTATCTCATTCTTTACAAAAGTTAATGGCGCGTACTTAGAATTTGCAGGTATAAGAGAGAGTTTATCTTTATCCTTATATACCTTTTTTAAAGTAGTTTCTCCATCTATCAATACTGCTGCTATTTCTCCATTTTCCACTATGGGTTGTTCTTTAATAAAAACAACATCTCCATCATAAATGCCTGCATCAACCATACTGTCACCATCACAGTTTAATGCATAATCGGCAGAAATACCGTTTGGAAGCAAGATATATCCATCAATATTTTGTTCTGCTAAAATAGGTGTTCCACATGCAATTTTTCCGAGAACTGGAATCTTTTTAATTTTTTCTAAAGGTGTCAAATTATTTTTTGAAATATGTGGATTCTTTAAAAAACTAATTAAATCCAAGCTATCATCAACAAGATATCTTACCGGAATATTTAATGCATCAGCCCAGTTTTTTGCGATAGAAATATCTGGGGATCTATAACCTTTTTCATATCTACTTATAACTTGTTTAGAGGATTTAACAATGTTTGCTAAATCTTCCTGCGTGAGACTCTTATAACTTCTAAGTTGCTTTAGTTTTTCCCCAAAGTTAGGCATTAATATATCCCCCTTTCAATTATATTAAAACATATTTTGTCACCAAAAGCAAGACGAAAAGTAAAATAAAATAAAAAAATAATCAAATGGTTGACAAATGTGCGTTGATGTAGTATACTTAGATTAGTCACCAAATGATTGATTTGAAAGGAGGTGTGTTATATGGCAAAAAATAAAATGTTACGAGGGTTAATTTACCAAACATTTGATACCGAATCTGATTGTGCAAAAGCACTAGGATGGAATCGTCAGCAGTTAAATAAAATCACTAACAACAAGAAGAAGCCGACAGTCGATGAGTTAAATGAGTTAGCTAAGGTGTTAAATACAAACGTAGAGACAATATTTAAATTTTTTTTACCTAGTTAGTCACCGATTGATTGATTTATTTCAAATTAAAAAAAGAAAGGAGTAAAGAAATGTTTATACGAAAGAAAAAACTGCAAGAAATTTTAAAGCGTATTGAATCACTGGAAGATAGCGAACAAAAAGTTATAACCGCGGAACAGGGAAAACAAACGTTGTCCTACTATATACGTTTATTTTCGTCTTACATAGGAAAAGACCGCAGCCAAGAATTGCGGTCTTTCGGAAAAAAGGAGCAAGCATGACACAAGAAGAAAGAATTTCAAACTTGGAAAAAAGAATGTCTGCCTTAGAAAGAAACCTTCAAGACAGACAAAAAATAGGGAATGAAATTATAAGTAGTTGGCAGAAAGTAATGTATGAATTTTGTATTACATATGGGATAGATATATCTCACATTACAGAAAAGGGATTGAACTTGTAATTTTACTGAACCAGTCCAAAAATGCTTTAGCATTGTTAGAAAATCTGTTTTCCATATAGATAATCGCTTTATCTGACAATGACATGAAGTAGGATATGCCATCTGCACGGTTGCAGTAAACAAAATTTGAACGTATTAATTCTTGACACGTTTCCTCAACATCTTCAAGACTCCACTTTTTCATTATACCAGAATGAATGTCGAAAGAGGAACCAATCAATTTAGCGTCACTTTTATTAATTCCTGTTTTACGTTTATCAATATATTGTTTATACAAAGCACCTAAAAGATATTGGGCATCCTTGGTTAATTCATTTTCAATCACGAAATCACCTCCCTTCCAAACAAATTTTACCACTATATGGGAGAGAGGGCAATCAAAGCAAAAACAAAATAGAAACACTAGTGAACTAAATTCACATAAAATGTTAATTAAGATCACAGAAAGGAGGTGAGAGAATGCAAACATTAGAAGAAGCAGAATCATATTCAAAGGTTCTTTCCGATGAGTTGGAACATGCAAAGTTGCGATTGAGTTTATCGGAAAAAGAAGGAAAGAGGATTATCAAACAACAAATAAGGGAGATTAAGAGAGATATTCGGCGTAATTCTATGAAAATCAGAGATGTCAGTCAAGAAAAATCACTTTATGCTTAAAAATAGGACACATGTCTTAAATTTAAGATTTACGAACCAATATTTAAGCAACAGCATAGATAGTGGTATAAAAAATCGCCTTAAATCGACTTTGTTTCTTTTAAGAATTGTTGAGATAATTAAAGCAAGGAGGTGAAAATCATGCCAAAAGTAACATACGGAAAAGACCTTTTACTTGAAAAAAATAAAAAGCAAGCAGCATGTGTCATGAAGTATTGCAAGAACAAAAAAGGTTTAAGTGTAGAAGAGCTAGGAATAAAGCTAGGTATGTCAAGGAGTACCGTTAATCAAAGAATAAAAGATGCTTCTAATATGACACTTAAAGAGCTGTGTGCTTTGTATAAGCTTATAGGCATAGAATTCAAGCTGCCACAAGTAGTGATAGGAGATGACTAAATGAGAAAGATATTTGACTGGGTGACAATCGGACTGACTTTTGCCTTGACTATATCAGCCCTTGGTGTAGTCGGGAGCTTTGAGCAAGGCAGGCTTGATACAGCAGGCTTTTTTATAGGACAAGCTGTATGTATCGCAGGGATAACTTTACTTGCAGTAGTCCATCACTTTTTAAGTAAAAAAAGAAAAAGCCCCAGAGGAGCGGCAACTCCTACTAAGGGCAATAGCAATAAAAACCATATTCATTATAGCAAGGGAAGGTGATGTGTGTCAATGGTAGTGGATATTTTCAACACAGATAAGAAGTATAACATTATCTATGCTGATCCACCTTGGTCGTATCGAGATAAAATGAAAATGAAAGGAATTCACGGGGAAATCAGGGGGGCTGCCAGTTTTTATGACACTATGGATTTAAGTGACATAAAAGCTCTTCCGATTAAAAATATAGCAAAAGAAAATTCGATTCTTTTCATGTGGATAACAATGCCGATGCTAGATAAAGCTTTTCAGGTAATGGAATCGTGGGGTTTTACATATAAAACTTGCGGTTTTTGCTGGATAAAGAGAACAAAAAACGGAAAAATTCATCTTGGGCTTGGACATTATACAAGAGGCAATGCAGAGTTGTGTCTAATCGGGATAATGGGTAAAAAGCCAACGTTTTTAACGAGAAGCTTGTCCCAAATTGTTGAATCTGAGATTCGTTCTCATAGTCAAAAACCTGACATTGTAAGGGATAAAATCGTTGAATTAATGGGGGATTTACCCAAAATAGAGCTTTTCGCGCGCCAGCAAGTAGAAGGTTGGGATTGCTGGGGCAACGAAGTATAAAGGAGTATTGTCAAATGAAATATGAAGACCATCCACTTTTTAAGCGGCCGCCATTAATCGGATATCAAGGGATATGCAAAAATCGTGATATCGGACTGGTATATAAAGAGGAAGCTGTGGCTTATGCCATGTCAAAGCTGGGATATGATAAAAGACCACTGGCAGAACCGGACGAAAAAATGACAAATGAATTTGAAAAAATGCTTGTTGATTGGTTTTATAGCGGAGATTGGAGAGAGGTGCGAGAAGATGAAGAGTAACGGCGTATCCTCATACAAAAAAGGAAAAACGGAAGTTGAAATAAATTTCCCTAACGGTGATATCGCTTGCCGTTGGTGCTGGCTCTTTTTAAAATACGAAGAAAACTATAAAAGATATAGCTGTCGCTTAACAAGCGAGTGGATACTTGACCCGTTGAACTGTATTGGAGAGCGGTGTCCGCTGAAAATAAAGGAGTGATTTTATGGGGATTCCTGTACTCATAATTGGGGAATCGGGAAGCGGAAAAACAACTTCTATGCGAAATTTTAAGGATGGAGAGCTTGGCATTATTAATGTAGGATATAAGCCGCTTCCTTTTAAAACGGATTTAAAGCCATTTAATTCTGATGATTATAATTTAATTTCAGATGTGATTTTACGCTCAAAAACAAAATCCATTGTGATAGATGATGCACAGTATTTAATGGTAAATGAATTTATGCGCAATGCCAAATCAAACGGATATCAAAAATTTACCGATATTGCATTGAATTTCTGGAATTTGGTGCAAATGGTCATAAAAGATTTGCCTAGTGATGTGATTGTTTATTTTTTGGGGCATATAGAGCGTGATAATAATGGTAACGAAAAATTTAAAACAATCGGAAGAATGTTAGATGAAAAAATCACATTAGAAGGCATGTTTACCATCGTATTAAAAACACTGGTTCAAGATGGAAAATATATGTTTACTACGCAAACAAATGGCATGGATACCGTTAAAAGTCCTGTGGGGCTATTTGATAGCATAACGATTGATAACGACTTGAAATTTGTAGATACCAAAATAAGAGAATTTTATAACATTTAATAAGGAGAATAAAAAATGAGAAAATTTAATAACTGGGAAAATGTAAAAGCAGCAGGAGATTTTGTAGCGTTACCGGCAGGTGGATATGTCGCAAAAATTATGGATGCAAAAGAAGTGACTTTTAGTGGAAGGAACGGCGATTTTTCAAGACTGGATGTAAGTTTGGATATTGCAGAGGGTGAATATCAAGACTATTACAAAAATGATTATAAAAATCAAAATACGGAAGATAAAAAATGGAGAGGTGTCCTAAAACTATACTTGCCAAAAGAAGATGGAACAGAAAAGGATAATTGGACAATAAGCGTTTTTAAAGCGTTCACAGAAGCGGTTGAGGAAAGCAACCAAGGTTATCACTGGGATTGGGACGAAACCACACTGAAAGGGAAAGTGTTTGGTTGTTTATTTAGACGTGAAGAGTGGGAATACGATAATAGAAGTGGTTGGAAAACACAACCATGTAAAGCGGTATCTGTAAGTATAATTAGAGAAAACAAATTTGAAATTCCTAAAGATAAACCATTGCAAAATAAATCTACTGTGCAACCTACAGGAAGTACACAGCCTGAAACGGTGCAACTTCTTGATGATGAAGACCTTCCGTTTTAATGGGTGGTTTACATGACACCATTTGAAGTAAGAGATTGTCTTTCTAGTATGACTGTTATTTATGATACTAGGGAACAGGAAACGGCTGCATTACATAGAAGATTGAAATCAATGCAGTGTCCTCATAAAAGACAAAAGTTAGATTCTGGAGATTATAGCTGCGAGTGTACATTACCAAACGGAATTATTTATTCTTTAGCGGATAAAGTAGTCATTGAACGTAAAATGAGCGCAGATGAAATATGTTCCAATTTCACACGTGGTCGTAAAAGGTTTGTGCGTGAGTTTGACAGATTAAAAAGCACAGGCGGAAAACCTTATTTACTAATAGAAAATACCAGTTGGGAAGATATTTTTTCAGGAAATTACCGAAGTCAGCTGAATCCTATGGCTTTGGTAGCCAGCTTAAAAGCATGGGAAGCAAGATACGGAACACATATCTTATTTTGCACTCCAAAACTCACAGGACAACTGATATATAAAACCCTTTATTATGAG